ATTGATTTGTAATTGCCCGGGTTGAGCTTGTTGTTGCGGAATTGCAGGCGCATTTGCCTTGTTAAATTTGGGTACCGGAATTTTTGGAATGTTTTTCAATCCAGGTTTATTAGTTGCCATAAAATCTCCATAGTTAATTAAAGTTGCTCCACCTCAAACAGGGTATATTTAAATGAAGCGATTGCTGTAAAATATTCAACGCTTGCAGAAGCTATATCAAAATCTAAAGCTTCTAAAGACACCGGGAATATGTCTTTATATATTATATTTACTTTAGGGGTATTTGTCGAGTCTAAAATCGTTAAAGTACCATCCGAGTATGCCAAAACTTCTTGTTCTCCCTTAGAATTAATAATTATTGGAAATGCGCTTGGTCTGTTCTTAACAAATTGTCCAAATTGAGAATAATTGTCAGGAAAACCTATTGCAACCAACCATTTATAAAGTTCTAAATAATTTGACATATCTTCAGATATAATGAATCTAATAGTAAATTCTCCAAAATTCAATTTATCGCCAATACGAGGAATATCAACAAAGGGAGTAGGTTGAGATGCATACCCTAATGCCAATTGCGGTAAATTTGCCGATTGGCAGGTAAAAGAAATACCAGGTATATCTTTTATTGAAAATTTAAACGCGTTCGGTCTTAGGAAATCATATGTCTTTGGAAGAGAACTGTCATAGTTCTGTTTTAAAACATCTATATTTGAAGTATACATTTAACATCCTTTGCTAACATTAATATTTATAAGGCAAAAAAAGGGGGAATTTCTTCCCCCTTTTAATCAGTCTATGACTGTGCCGATCTTAATGCCGACTTAATTAATGCAAAAATTACATTAAGTTCAACACTTTAGTGCGACGATAGTACTGATTACGGTTAGCCGTAAATGTATCTGCGTCAGCTGCACCGGTAGCTGAAGTTGTAACGTATGGGTTAGCAATTAAACCGTAACGTGTCTTGAAGCCAATCTTTGGCTGGAAGCTGTTAGGATCAACTGCGCGAACCATTTGTAAAGGAACATATGGGCAGTAGAACATACCTGCGTCATAAGGAGAAGAACCCTTATAACCAACCATGTAGAACTGACTTGCGTCACCTAGATTGCTGGAATACGGATCAATGTATACACGGTAGCGTCCGTTTAGAACACCTGCGAAAGTGTTGCCGGTGTCATCAACATTTAAGTTTGTGCTTAAAGCTGGAGCGTAGTCTAGAACACCTGACATAGCTAATGCACTTGCAACGTCTGCAGAGCAAACGATGAAGTTACCTTTACCACGACGTGTGTCTTGTGCAATGTGATTAGCATCACGTTCAATGTTGAACAATAGACCTTTGAAACGCTCAACAGACCAACGTCCATTAGAGTCAACGTCTAAGTCAAATGTACCTGCAGTTGCTGTAGCTGGAGAACCTGGCTTAGCAACTTTGTAAATTGTACGAACAACTTCACGGTTAATTTCAAACATGAATTCTTGTGACAAGATGTTTGATAATTCTGCTTCAGCGTCAAGACCGTGAATAGCTTTCAAGTCTTGTGCCAATTCAACTGTGTACTCAGCCTTCAACGCACGTGATTTTGCAGTAACTGTTGTCTTGTCAATAGAGAAAGACATTTCGTTAAATGCTGGAGAGCCGCTGCTGCCTAATGCTTCAGCTGCTGCTGTAGTTTGCCCAGTGCCCGTAGTATAAGTGCCGTCAACTGGATTATTACCAACACCGCCGCCTGCACCGGCGAATCCTGTATTAGCTTCGTTGTACAATGCCTCAACGCGAGTTGTTGTATTAGCACGCTCTGCGTTGTATTGAGAACGCATAGCGAAGATCAAACCGGTTGGGCCAGTCATTGGCTGAACGCCGCAGATGTCATATGCCATTAGGTTAGGCATTGCACGACGTACTAGGCCAATCATGATTGGATCATACTTGTCAATACCGCTTGTTGCGGAAATGTTATTTGCTGGAGCTGCCTCGAACAATGCACTACGCTCTTCACGCAATGAACGCTCTTGGTTCTCTAGCAATACGGATGTGACTGCCTTTTTATAGCTGTCCTTGATCTCTGGAAGATCTGGGTGCTCTAAAATGGCTTGCCATTTTTGTTGTAAATTTTCAGATAAAAACATTTATTTCTCCTTGATGGAATGTCGTAAAATTACGCTCTTTTAATTGATCTTGAAAGTGCTTTAGCATATGTAGAAACTACTGACGAACCATCTGTAAATCCAGTTGGAACATCTGTTTCTTCTGTTAAAGTCTGTTGTGCTTGAACGGATTGCGATACGCTTTCTGTTACTGCATTCTTTGGAAAATAATTATCTTTAATTACAGAAACTTTCTCTCTGTAAAGATCTTCATTTTCAAAGTCAACACCCTCTAATAGTTTGCCCAATTTTGCAGCTTCTGTGTCAGCTAAATCTTTGGACAATTCTTCTACAACTGCTTGACGCTTTAAAGAAGTGACTTCTTTGTTAAGGTCTACGTTGCTGCCAATTGCTTCGTCGAGTTTTGCTTCGAGTTCTGCAGCTTTGGCTTGTAGTTCACCGATTACATCGTATTTCTCTTCAGGCACTTCAATGTAGTGCTCTTTGAATAGTACTTTTAGGCCAGACATAAAGTCTTCAGCAATCTCAGTGCGAAGACCGTTTTCCAAGGCCAATTCATTTTCTTTCATCCAATTCTCAACAACATAGTTGAGATATGAATCAATTTTTTCGACGATACTGTCTTTGTATTCTGCAACGTCTGCGGCATACTTCTCTTCTAGAGATGCTGCGACTTTATCCATTTCTGAATTTACGCGAGCAATAACTGCTGCTTCAAAAATAGATGTTGCTTTAGCTTTGAAATCTTCTGAGAGATCATCGCCAAAAATTGGGGATAAGTCAATTGCTGCAGGAGTTTGAATTTCTTCATCTTCCTCAATTACTTCACCATCAAATTCTTCTTCTTCTCCAACAGGAACATTTCCTGAAGAGTTAGGTTGATTTACTGCTGAAGCAGGATCTCCAACTGTTTGAAAGTTGGGAGCATCTCCAACCGGGGCCTTCATCTTAATGGTAGTTTTATTAACACCTTTAGCTGCAATGGCACCTTGGTTTTGTTCTTCTTCGTCGCGCTCTTCATAACTTGCGTCTTCAGAACTACCTTGTTTTGGTGGGGAGGCATCACCGCCATTAGCTGCTTTGATAGAGGTATCTTTACCTTTAGCTGCACCCATAGCGTCTGCTTCTTCTAGGCTAGATTTCGCATCTACACGCTCTAGCAATTGTTTAATTTTGCTTTCTACTGACATTAGTGTCTCCTAAATGGATTGTTTCAAATTATTTATAAGTTTGATTATCTAGACATTCTAGACATAAACTCTTCAAACATCTTTAGTTTAACAGATTCTAACTGTCCCTTAGATGCGCCCTTTAATGTTTGTTGTGCTCTTTCGATATCAACAGCTTTCCACAGACCATTTTCACATATCCAATCTGCAGACTCATAAATGCCTTGAACAAAAGCATCATGTGCGGAAGGATCTGCTACGATGTCTACAGTTGCAAGATGAAAATCACCCTGAACCTCATTAACACCCTCTTTGTTCATTTTTAGTGAACCCAAACCTCTAGAAGAAACACCAAGTCTCACATCGTTCTCAATCAAATTGCGAGCAATGTTACCCATCGGAGTTTCTAAAATCTTTGCTCTGCCAATTACATTGTTGCCGTCGAAACGAAGGCTTTCAATAAGGTGAGAGACTTTATCCAAATTTAATGTTGGATTTGCTGGGTGACCCAATTCACCCAAGGATCTTTTCTCGTCAATCAATTTCTGATAACGAGTTAATTCTTTTTCCATAATGTCGCGCTTATACAAACGCCCATTACGGTTTGGTTTTTCTACTTGCATAAAGATGCCTTCAATGAAGACATTCTTGCCACCAGACTTTTTATCTTCTATTAGATAATTGAGGTCTTGTGCGACTTCTGTGATTAATCTCATTTTAATTCTCCGTATTAATTAGGTGCGGTCTGTAGATCAGGGCCAATATATCCTGATGTTTTGCCTAATACCAAATATAACGTTGCACCCGACGCAGGTAAAATTACAGTTACATTCGAATTTGCGCCAGTATCGTCTACAAATCCTGCACCTTGATCCAATTCCCAATCCGCCGTACCATATAATATCATTACGTTTGTTGCAACCGTAGCATTAACGCCGCGTTGAATTAAAATAGGAGAAGATGCAGAATCGGTTGTACTATACATAACAGTTTTAATTGTTACATTGGTATTACCAAACCCCTGAAATGTTTCTTCAGGCTGTGTCAAATCCGCACGTAAATCTATGTTAGCTGTTCCGCCACCAATAAATTTAACAACTGCCTGTTGTCTAACATTCTTAAGAATTGATCTTGTTACCGGCATTTTATCCTCTTATTATTTTGCTTTATTATGATACTTTTCAGCAGCGTCTTCAGCACTACTGTGAAATGTGGTATTCGAATCTATTTTATTAGCATAATACTTACCAGTATCTTTATTTTTGTAAATGCTTGCACCTTTTAGGCCCTTAGCATTATATGTATTGCCTTCAAAACTATGTCCTTTAGAATTCTTAACAGTAGGCGTGTGTGTAGCAGGCTCAAATGTGTAGGATGCTTCCTCAATAGTTTTTTCATCAATTCGACGAACTTGGTGTGCATATCCGCCGTATGCGTTATCTTTTTTATCCGCTGCTCGAGTTGCAGTTTTCAAAGAGGTATATTTACCAACAATATCGCCTCTTCTGTTAACAACCTTGTGTGTATA